TCATCACAGTGCTGCGCGGCGCAAAGTCCGCGGCACCGATTGGGGCGAAAACGACGAGTCAGGCGAGCGCGAGCACCGTCGTCGCATACCCCGCCGCCGGCACGCTTACGGGCACCAACGGCAAGTCGAAGATCCTCACTGCCGCGGTCCACACCGCCGCAACAAACGTCGGTACCGCGCCGACCGGTAGCTCCGCTCTTGCCACGAGCGCGTCAGGTAAGTCGGCCGTGCATTTGACCGACCTGGGCGTCAGTAGCTTCGCCATCCACAACGTTACCGTGAACGCATCCGGTAACTGGCGGTCCGAGACAGTTGAGATCGTAGGCCAGGACGACTCCGCTCCAGCGCAGCCTCCGGTTCTGGACCCGGTTGGCAATCAGACGATTCAGGAGGGACAGAAGCTCGCGTTCACCGTGACAGCGACAGACCCAGATTCCGTCAACCTCACGTTCTCCCTGACCGGTACTCCGCCGGGCAACGCGCAAATCACCCCCGCGGGCGCATTCACTTACACGCCAGCTTCGGGCGCTGCGGTCGGTAGCCCGTACAGCGTGTCGATTCAAGTGTCCGACGGAGCGCTCACGGACTCCACGACGATTCAGGTCACGGTCGTCGCCCCCATCGTTCCGTCTCCTCCAATTTTCGCTTCCGGCATTCACAGCCCTCTTCAGCGCGGCTCTTCAGCGGCCTCTTCGGCGGACTAACCTACCGTGGACATCAACTCGCTTCTCTCTGCTCCGTCTACTACCGTCGTCGCACAGGCGACTAACGGCATTGCGACGGCCACTATCAGTGGTCGCCCCGGCTTCACCAACCTGGTGATCGGTGTCACCGTGAGCGCCAATGGAGCGGTCGCGGCGGCGGTTCTGTTCCAGATTACCGACCCGAACTACGGATCACTGGAAGAGTTCTACCTCCCGGCATCCGCGTTCGCCCCCATCGCCATCAACTACCATCACGGCCTCGCCGGCTCTCCCGGCAGCACGATCACTGCGACGCTGCCCGCCCTCGGCGCGGCGATCACCGGCAAGATCGCGGTGAAGTACATCGCCGTCTGGTCGTAAAACTATGGTCGAACTCCTCCAGACCCTCATTGTCGTCGCGGGCTTCACACTCTGGCTGTATCGCGGCGAGCGCCTTGTGCGCGACGTACTGCTCGCGAAGCAGCAAGAGCAGAGGAAGATCGAAGACGAGAGGGCGAAGGCGGAGCCGATTCCGGCAGACCTGCTCGCGTCCGCTCAGAGCTTCGGCAATGACTGGGCGCGACAGGACGCCACGGACCACCTGTACGAACTCTATGGGAAGTTCAAGGACTGGAACCAGGTCCGCGCCGCAATCGCCGTCCGCGAGCAAGGAACGATCTAACCGATGGAAACCGTGAACAGCGGCGCAGCACTGGGCTCGGTACAGACCGCTGACCAGGTAGTGGGGACCGAGCTACTCGAAGCTCCGAAGATTCCCATCGTCACGAAGACGCTGGTGGCCCTCTACGGCTCCGATTTCCCGCTCGCCAAGGACGAGGAGCCCACCCGCAGCGATTGGGTGAACTGGGCCGACTCGCTATGGAAGCGGCACTCTGGGGCGATGATGCCCCGTCTGTTTCTCAACGAACGCAACCGGCTCTTCCGCCGCGGCATCCAATGGATCTCAGCGTCGGCGTCGGGTAACTGGCGCGAGCCCCCGTCTCCCCGAGACCAGGTCCGTGCGGTCGAGAACCTCGTTGCGCCCGCGCTGGACTTGCGCGTGCAGATTATCAGCGAGCAGCGGCCAGGCTACCGAGCCAACCCCGCGTCTAACGACCCCACCGATACGAAGCGCGCCGAGGCGCAGCAGGCCGCGCTGGAGTACCAGCACGACAACCAGGGTATGGATGAAATCATCCGCGAGGCCGCGTACTGGGCCGGCACGGATGGTGCGGCATTCCTGGAGCTTTACTGGGACGCCTACGCCGGTCCCTGGCACGAACTCCCCCTGAACCCGATGGACCCGAACTCGGCGACGATCAAACAGCCGCTGGGTGACGTGCGGACTCGGGTGCGGCGTGTCGAGCAGGTCCGCGTCAGCGCGGAGGCGACCGCCACCCACAAGCCACACTACGTCGTGATCCGCGAGGTGATTCCCGCGGCCGAAGCCGCGAACCTCTACGGCAGCGACGTGATCGAAACCGCTAGCGATGCACCGCTAAGTTTCAACAGCGTCATTCCGTCGAGCGGTCTCTTCCGCCACGGGCTAGAGCTTCCGACGCAGACACAGCTTCTACGGGACCAGCGCACGGTCGAGCGGACCGTGGTCTACGTCGAGCCGTGCGAGTACATCCCGAAGGGCATCACCGTCATCACGGTCGGCAATTCCGCGCCGCTGGTTGGGCCACTCTATCCTGGCACCATCCCCGTGGTGCGTTTTACCGACGGGTCGAGCGACCCCGCGTACTTCCCGTCGCCGATCATGGAACTGTGGATTGATTCGCAGATGCGAGTCAACACGATCAAGTCTCGCTGGATCGAAGCCGTGCGTGCGGGCGGCGGCAAGGTCATTGCCCGCGAGGGTGCGGTTATCGGCGAGTCGTTCACGTCGGGACAGACCCAGGTAGTAACCGTTCGTGACGCCAGGCCGTTCGATGACCTGGTGAAGACCATGCAGATGCCGTCGGTCGGCAACGACGCGATGCAACTCATGGCCGCGGAGCGGAAGCAGTTCGAGGATCTCTCTGGGTGGAACGACGTCACTCGCGGCCAGTTCTCTTCGGAGACCTCGGGACGAGCGATCCTCGCGATCCGCGAGCAACTGGAGCGAGTCTTCGCGCCTCCGGTGAACGCCGCGGCGCTTGCGATGACGGGATGGGCAAAGATCTCACTGGCCTGGATGCGGTGGGGCTATGACATGCCGCGGCTTCTCGCGGTGCAGGGCTCCAGCCGGCCGGACCTGGCCCGCGAGGTCGTCAGCGACGACTTCGATGGCGTGGTCGACGTCTTCATCGACCCCGAGACCATGATGCCAATGCCGCGCTCGTTGCGGCTGTTCCTCCTGAACGACATGGCAAACCGGCAGTTGATCTCCCCACAGGAGCTTCGCCGTCGGATGCCGTTCGCGTCGCTCCGCGAGATCACCACGCCGGATGACGACCAGGAATCCAGGGCGCGCCGGGTGGTCGAGGCGATCCGCCAGTCGGGTAATCCGATGGCCCTGCCGCTGCTATGGCAGGACGACGAGTCGATCCACCAGGACATCATTCAACGCGAACTCATTCTTCCCGACAACGCCGACCCCGCGATCCGCCAGGCGGCAATCATGCGTTGGGATGCGCTGGGTCAGCAGGCGATGATGAAGGCACAGATGACCGGGCAGATGACCGCCCAGCCGGCCAACCCGATGGACCAACAGGGCCAGCAGCCGGTTGGTCAGGCCGGGCAGCTTCCACCTACCTCCGCTCCGATTCCCTCCGACAACGCAGGTGTCGCGCTCCAGCCCGTGCAGGCCGAGAACCTCATGGGGGCGGTGCAGCAGACGCCGGACGAGAGCACGGTCGCCCGCCAGTTCGACCAGTTCACCAACAGCGGCAACGGACTCTAGTCCGCGCTTTTCCGTAGCACACTCTAGCGCTTTTCCGTAACGCCGTACCCGTGTTGCACGGGCGGCGCAACACCTCCCATTGAGGCAACAGTGAACCCAGTACAGAACATCCCCGCGCCGATTGTTCCGGCGACCGGCGGTGAGAGCAAGGCTTATGGACTCCTTCGGCTCGACGACGACACCTTCGCGAAAGAGTTCGGACTCGACACAATCGTCCCCGAGAACGCGCAGCCTCGCGACGTGAACGGTCAGTTCATCGCGAAGGATACGGTCCTCGTCGATACCACGCTGTCGAAGCCTGTTGTCGAACAGCCCACGACCGTCGCTGGTACTCTCGACACCCCGACTGCGCCGGCGGCTGAGAAGCCGGTGGCCGAAGGTGAATCGGAGAAGCCGGTAGTCGAGGGCGAGCAGCCCAAGCCGAAGCCTCCGCTTACGAAGTTTGCGGTTCTCGGTGAAGACGGCCAGCCAGTCGAACTCCCCGCGGTGAAGCTCCAGTTCAAGGACAACGGCAAGGACGTCAGCTATGACGTCGAGAAGGTAGTCAGCCTCGCGCAGATGAACTCGCACAACGCCCGCCAGGTGCAGGCGCTGACCGAGACAGTCGGTGACCGCGAGCAGCGACTCCAGCAATACGAGAGCACGTTCGGGCAGTACGAGAACGAAATCGCTCGGATGTTCACGCATCCCGAGGTTTACGAGGAAGCTCGCACCAGATGGCTTGAGGCCAACTCTCCTGAGAAGAGGGCCGAGAGAGCCGAGGCGCGGGTGACCTCATTGACGGTGCAGCAGAACGAAGCAGTCGAGGCAGGCCGGATGGCCGAGTTCGTGTCGGGTACCATCGCGCCGAGCCTCCAGCAGTTGGCAGAGCAGTTCCCTTCCGTGACCGAGGAAGACCTTCTCGGACGGTTCGCACTGGCACTCCCAGCCTACCAGGTGAATGGGAGAGTTCCTCTCGCCAACCTGCCGAAGCTCCAGCAGTTCGTGGAGACCGATCTCGCGCAGTACGCGCAGTCGGTCCATGATCGCCGGGCACAGGCAATCGCCTCCGCAAAGGCCGACGCAGACAAGTCCCTCCAGAAAGAACAGGCGACGACACAAGCCCTCAAGCGCCAGGTCGGAAAAGTCCTGGCTCCCGTGAGCGGTAACGCTGTGACGCCGCCGGCCCAGCAGCCCACCACGATCAAGAAAGCCTCCGACGTCTTCAACGATCCGTTGTTCGGCGGAGGGAAATAACCAACCACAATGTCTACTCCTCTTCTGCTCACGAACTCCGATGTAAGCGGCGTTCTCAAGCAGGTCTACCTGAAGTATCGGACCAGCACCTTCCCGGTCCAGACGCCGCTCCTGGCGAACATGCAGAAGCTGAAGCCCGGCATGGCTTCGGCGAAGTGGGGCGGGCAGGGCGTGTACTTCGACGCCGTGCTCACTCGCCCGGTCGGTCTGTCGAACTCTCCCGCGGGTTTCTTCCCCCGCACGGCGCAGGCCATTGAGCGCCAGGCCAATATCGGCATCCAGCGGTCCTATGTGACCCGTCAGATCGACGGGCTCGCGATCCAGGCCACTGCGTCGACCCAGTCGGCTTTCACCTCCCTCGCCCGCAAGGTGATGCAGGAGGCGATGGACGCCTCGAAGCTCGGTCAGCAGGAGCAGCTTCACGGCGACGGTAAGGGTATCAAGGGCGTCGTGTCGAGCGTGACGAACAGCACCACGTTCGTCATCAACAGCCCCTACGGCATCTCTGGTGCCGGCCAGGGCGGACTCGCTATCGACGTGGGGATGTTCCTCGCGTTCCGTGACACCACGGGCGCGACCCTGCGCGGCAAGGGCGTCGTGCTGACTGCGACGAACTCGGGCGACAACGTGACGGTCGTGATCGACACTGCCATCGGTACGGTGGTGGCGACTGACGTCGCGGTGGCTGCGACCGACAACGACGATTCCTACGGGAACTACGTCAACGGTCTCATCAACGTGCTGAACCGAGGCGGCTCCTACGCTTCGCTGCACGGTGTCTCCGCTTCAACCTTCCCGCGGTGGGATGCCACCCGCCTGGTGGCGGGCACCGATACCCCCGACGCCACTCGTCCGAACGAGATGGACGTCTGGCGGCTGGCGACGCTCGTTGCCAACCGGTCGGGTAAGTCGCCTTTCGAGAACCCCGACGAGTTCATGATCCTGACCACTCCTGGCGTCTACGCGGCCATTGCCGAGTCGATGCTGGCGCAGCGGAAGTGGGACATGGGTTCGGCGGTCGAACTCAAGGGCGGGTTCAAGGCACTGACCATCTTCGGTCTGCCGATCCTGCAAGACCCGTGGGTGCCAGCCGGTACGCTGTACCTGCTGCACATGCCGAGTCTGATGTGGGTCGACCTCATGGACTTCCAGCCCATCGCCTACGAGGGCGTGGGTCCGTGGCGGTTCGTGTCGGGTCGCGATGCCTACGAGTGGTCGTTCGGGGCGTACTGGAACACCGGTACGATCCAGCGCAATGCTCACGGCATGATCACCGGGTACAGTGATACCCTGCGGTTCACGCACGTCATGTAGTCATGACCTGGGGGAGGGCTTCGGCCCTCCCCTCGGCAGTTCTACTCTCCGCAGTTCCCTCGACGCACCTCGCTGTCCCGAAGGTCAGCGACCCATCTAGGACTCTCCAATGGCAAACAATTACTTCCGTCCGCTGCCCGGCCGCTTCGGTATCCAGGTCGAGCAGTCGGTCATCGGTAACCCAGGTCCAATCTCTCCTGTCGCGGTCGCGTCTTCGACTGTGACCTACAAGCGTGGGCTTCCCGTCGGGAAGTACTTCGTCGAGAAGATCGGCTACTTCATCGGCACGCTCGCCGCGGGCTCGCTCGCGATCACAGCGCAGGTCTTCCGGCGTAATAGCGTGGGTGCGGTCAACCAGGCGCTCACCGCCGCCTTCGACCTCAAGGCTGGGTCAATCAACACCAACCTCGCCGTCGCGATCTCTGCCACCGAGCAGAACCGCTACTTCGCCCCTGGTGACTACGTCGCGGTCGACCTCGTCGCCGCGGGCACGATCACCACGCAGCCGGCGGATCTCTTCGTCACTGTCGAACTCGCCGTTCGCGAGTAACTTTTCACCAACCAGGATACCATGTCGATCATCTACCTCCCCGGCGGGTCTCACCAGGTTCCGCAGGAAGTGCAAGACAAGCTCAAGACCATCGACCCACTGCTGGAGTTAATCCCCTACCAGACGGCCTACAACGTCGACCAGACCGAGCCCGGCAAGATCGCGGATCTCACCTGGCGTTGGGTGCTTGTGCGGCACTGGCCCGAAGGTGACCCCCGCTGGCGGATGGTAGACGGGGGATACCCCCGTGATAAGGCGTGGGACCGGATCGGCGACCTGCCGTCGGATATTCCACTGGACCAGGTGCCGAATTACCTGAAGCAGGCGCTGCGTCCGACTACGGCTCCGCGGCACATCTATAACGCCATCGTCGAGTGGAACGAGGACCAGGCGATCCGCAACGGTACGGCCACGATGGATTTCGCCGAGGAACTGATTCGCACCAACGCCGGCACCATGTTCGAGGAGATGGGGATGAAGATCCCCAAGGTCTACCAGTACAATCCAGCCCCGAAGAATCGACTCAAGCGCGGTGAGGCAGCGGAGTGAGCATCACGAAGGCGACCGCCCGTTCGCGAACCCTTGCGTTCATGGACGCCACCGGCTCGACGCGGTGGGACACCGCACCGAACGGAGAAGTGGACCAGGCCATCGGCTACGTCTCCGACCAGGAGTGGCGCACGATCCTGGACGCCAATCCGTACTACAACGCCGACCTCAAGGCCCTCTCGACCCTCGGCGGCGGACAAATTCCGAAGTCGTCGATCACCACCGGGTCGTCCGATACCGCCCACCGACTCTACAAGGTGATCGGCATGGTCGCCAACAACCTTCCGGTGAAGATCGTCGACCGGTTTAGCGACTACCTGAACGTCACCCTCACGGGTGTCCAGCCCAATCTGGTCTACAACTTCGGAACCGTCTTTCAGTTCGTGCCGAACACCGACGGCATCTTGGTGACGACGTACTTTAACTATCTGCCGGTGCGGCAGGATGCGCTCTCAGGCGAAGCCTCAATATTCAACTTCGTCGACGGCTTCGAAGATGTTCCGCTCCTGGGTGCAGCGGCATACCTCCTCGCAAGCAAGGGCGGCGCAGAGGCCGAGAACGCCGTGCCCATCGTTGGGCTCGCCAAGGACCGGCGCAACGACATGCTCTCCGCGCTTCGCAGTCCGACACTGGCTCCGCCTTCTATCCGCTACAACGACTCTGCCTCTGAGTGGGGTGTGTAATGAACATCTCCCGCGACGGCGTCACGGACTTCCGTGGCGGGCTTCGCCAGATTGGCGCTCGTCGCGATCTCGCCGACAACGAGGTGGCGACGCTCGACAACTGGCGGATCACTCTCTCGGGGAGCCTACTCAAGCGGTGGGGCTCGCAGAAGATTCACACGACCACGTTCGGCGGGACAGTCTCTGCGGGCTATGAGTGGCGGCTCGGCAATATCAACACCGGCTTCCTCATGCTTCAGAGCGGTACGCATATCTACCAGACGACGTCTGGTGGGCTCGCGTACCCGGCGACATTTACGGACCTCGGCGCGGTTGTGGCGAACAACTTCGGTTCTGGTATGGCTGGATTCCGTGACGGGACAGCCGAGGTGGTGTATATCGGTGACGGCGGTCCACTGAACAAGTGGGACGCGACGACCTTCACTGCGAACATCGCTAGCACGCCAAACGTCTCGCAGCTTCTGGTCTATAACCGCCGGCTCTTCGGGTTCAGCGGCGACACACTTTACTGGAGCGATCTCGACAACGGCGACACCCTCGGGATCGTTGCCTCGGGCGGCGGGTCGGCACGCATTCGCACATTCGGCAATGGCCCGATTGTTGGCCTGGCCGTCGTCGGCACCACGCTCTTCATCTTCCACTCTAGTGGCGTGAGTCGATTCCGCGGTTGGAGTCAGGACGACATCGATATCAACTCGGGTACGTCGGCGGTAAACAACCCCGTCGGCGCGAGGGATTGGCACGGCATTGCGGTCTTCAACGGCTACGCCTACTGGATCTCGCCGGACTCGCGAGCCTACCGACTGAGCGAAGACGGCGACGTCGAAGAGATCGGCAAGCAGGTCAATCTCTCTTTCCCAGGCAGCCCCATTGCTGTCGCCAACAAAGGCGAGCGCGAAATCTGGTTCCGTAATGTCGGCAACGGTTCGACGATGTACGTATATAACACTGACGTTGGGGCGTGGTCGACTAATTCCTACATCCAAGGATCTTCGGCCTGGTCGGCGTTTGTGAACCTACAAGAGCGCTTCGCAGACGATACGGGTACCGTCCTGGCCTGTTCGTTCGACGGCTTCGTGTACGACCTGCGGTACCAGACGGCGGCTCTCGACGCAGTTCTCGCCGACGGAACAGGTGGCTCTCTGTACACCGCCACGCTCGTCACCAACCCGTTCGACTTCATGAACGCTTCTGTCGTAAAAGCGATCCGCTATGGGTACTTCGGCATCGAAGGCGCGAACGCAGCGGTCACCGTTCAACTTGTTGACGAGACGGGCGCACTAGTCGGTTCTGGACCAAACATTACGGCCGGTCCTGGCGTGACCCGCGTTCAGTTGGCCGGCAACTACAAAGCGCCAGGTCTGTCCCTTAGCTACGGCGGTTCGGCGTTTGCCTCTCTCTCGGACGCATGGCTCTATGGCTTCGTCTACAACCGACCATAAGCTCGACCCCGACTTCAAGCGGGTGCTAGAGGAGATGCGGAACCGGTACATGCGCCGGCCGCTCGCCGTCACGCAATCGCTTACCCTTAGCGCGCAGCACGGGACCGTCTTGGTCGACGCTACCGGCGGCGCGAAAACGATCACGGTACCAAAGGCGTCCGAACAGATCGGTCGGCCGTACACGGTGAAGAAGGTCGACGCCAGCGCGAACACCGTCACGCTCTCGCGCTCAGGCTCGGACAACATCGAAGGCGCGACCACTTACGTCCTGTCGGCGCAGCATGACTCGGTCACAATTCAGAGCGACGCTGGTACGAACTGGCGCGTGATCTCGAAGGTGGCCGCAGGTGGTGGTGGTGGTGGCGAGATCAACACCGCAAGCAACGTTAATGTTGGTGGCGTCGGGGTCTTCAAGCAGAAGACCGGCGTCAACCTAGAGTTCCGCGGCGTCAACGCTGCCTCGACCAAGGTCACCGTCGCTCTTGACGCGGTGAACAACGAGGTCGACGTCGATGCTTCGCAGCAGGCGATCCTCGACGCCGTCGGTAACACCCGAGGCTCTTTCTTGGAGCGCGGCCTGAGTAGCTGGGGACTCCTGACACCGGGTAGCGCGAACTTCATCCTCATCTCCAACGGTGCCGGCGCAGACCCGAGCTACGCATCGTTGATCACCCACCTCGACACCGTCTTTGGTTCGACTCGTGGTGCCATCCTGGAGCGCGGGGCCAGTGCGTGGGCGTTAGTCTCGCCGGGCACGGCCAACACCGTCTTCACTTCTAACGGTGCTGGCGCAGACCCGAGCTACACAGGGCTCTCGGCGCTCATTGACGCAGTCTTCGGCAGCACCCGCGGGTCGATTCTAACCCGTGGCGCGAGCGGCTGGTCCCTGCTGACACCTGGCACTGCTGGTCTCCCCGTTGTGAGCGCCGGGGCTGGCGCAGACCCGAGCTATGCTCCGCTGAACGACGAACCCAATGCGTATAGCGGTCACACCGGAGGCGGCGGTCTTGCCATCTGGTACGCCCTGGGATCGAACAACAATAGCTCGCTTACAACCGGCGCAGTCGTGGCTAATACGCTGTATGCGATTCCGTTTGTTGCGCCGTTTCGAGCCGGACCGCCAACGCTCGACCGCCTGGCATTCAACGTCACGACCCTGCTCGCCGGCAACGGACGCGCAGGTATCTACAACTCGACCAGTGTCACGAACCTTTACCCTAGCTCGCTGGTCATCGACGGCGGGTCGATTGCAACTGGCACGACCGGCGTCAAGGCTGCTACGATCTCGCAGGCGCTGACCCCTGGCAAGCTTTACTGGGCCGTGTTTGTCGCCGACGTTGCGGCCACGCTTCGGACTCACCAGGCTGGCACTGTCGGCGGTATCCTCGGCTTTGACTCGACGCTACCAAACGGCGGCAACCGCGGCATCAGCGTTGCCTTCACGTTCGCTGCGTTGCCTGGGACGTTTCCGGTAAGCGCGGCCCTCATTACTACTGGCACAAACATCCCGGCGGTCTTCGGTCGGTACAGCGCGTAGCGATTCTCCCCGCACTTCATCCTGGTCACAATACTACATGCCATTTCCTATTGCGGCTGCTGGCGCGATTGCCAGCGGCCTTGGCTCTCTCTTCGGCGGCGGGGAAAGCACGTCTAGTAAGGACGCGCCCCGGCAGTTCAACATCTCGCAGGCCCCGAACATCGCTCGTCTCATGGAGAGCGCGCCGCTCCGCGACAAGATTCTCGCGATCATGGGGAATCTCGTCGGCACCGGGCCGATGCCGTTCAATCCCATCGACCTATTCAATCCGCGGCAGGCCCCTCCCACCGGCACTCCACTGCCCGGCTCTGGCCCAAACCCGAACGCTGCGCTGGGCGGCTACTCACAGGCACAACTCTCGACGCCGGCCGGCTACCAGGACAACTCGGGTGACATCACGGCGCTCTACAAGAAGCTCCTGAACCAGATGGGCTACAACCAAATGGATCAGTTCGGCGCGAAGCCGTCTGCTCCTGGGGCTCCCGCTCCTGGCTCGAACAGCCCTAGCGGTCTCGCTGGTGGTATGAACCCGAACCCGCAGGTTCCCGGCAGTCGCGGCTACTTCGGTAACGTGAGCCCGCTCTTCCCCACGCAGCGCCCGAGGTAACACATGGCCGTCGTGAATCCTTGGGGTGTGACGACCGGTAGTTCGTATGCCGGCGCTCCGCCTCGCGCTCCGCAGCCGGGCAGCTACTTCGGGTCGAACGCGGGTGTGATGCTCGGACCCACTTTCTCGTCGATGCAGCGCCAGGGTCAAGCTCGCCCGCCGGCTCCTACACCTTATCCCGCTCCT